CTGATTATATTGCTGATGTAACAAGTGTACCTCATCAAGTTAGAACTGATGATGAAGCAATAGCTCAAGCTAGACAAGCAAGAGCCGATCAAGAGCAAAGACAACAAGCTTTAAATGAATATGAACAACAAGCCAATATAGCTAACAAAGCTGCACCTGCTGTAGAAACTTTATCGGAGATACCGCTTGGATCATTCTAAAGATATTATAGCTTCAATAGCAAAAGGTTTAGCTACACCAAACGGAAAGGCATTGCTGGATTTTTTAAAAACCCAGTACAACAACGTGACTACAATATCTTATGACAACAATGGCAAGATAGATCCATATCAGACGCATTTTAATGAGGGTTGCCGTCACGTTTATTTAAAACTAGAAGAAGTAATTGAAAAATTTAAGAAGGAGGGTTTATGACCGACGAGACCGCCGAAGCAGGAGGCGATAATCTATTAGGGCAAGAAGAAATAGCAGCATCTAATGGTTGGAGAGATTCGTTACCAGAGGATATGCGGAATGAAGAGACTTATAAAAGTTTAGAAAAGTTTGTAGTTGATGATCAGTTAGATAGCAATAAGGCATATAAATCTTATTTGCATATGGAAAAAGGTTACCACGACAGAATTTCTTTGCCTAAAGAAGATTGGACTGAAGAACAATATGGTGATTTTTATTCTAAGTTAGGTAGACCAGAAACTCAAGATAAGTATGAGATTATAAGACCTGAAATGCCAGATGGTATTTCTTATGATGATAACTTAGAATCTAGTTTTTTATCTAAAGCACATAAGATAGGTTTAAATTCTAAACAAGTTCAAGAGATTTTAGATTGGCAGAGTAAAGAAGTTATTCGTGGAAACAATGATATAGCTGTAGATGAAGCAATGGCTAAACAAGTTGCTGAAGGAGAGTTAAAAGAAACTTGGCGTGGTGATTATGAAAGGAATTTAGGGTTAGCTAGACGTACAGCTAAAAATGTTTTACCCACAGAATTCTTAGAAATGATTACTGAAAAAGGTTTAGCTAACGAGCCTAGATTAATTAAGACCTTACATCATTTAGGACAAATGATGAGTGAGTCTGCTGTAGGAAAAGATGATGCTGGTACTAAATTTGGACATGACTCAACTACTGCTAGAGTAGAAATAGACTCTATTAGGGCTGATAAGTCTCATAAGTTTCATAATGCTTACAATGATCCTAAAGATCCACAGCATAAATTAGCTAATGACTACATGGATCAACTTTACAATATGACTTATGGGCCAGAGTAATGGGTGTAGAGAATATTCATTGCAAAGATTGCACTAGGTTTAAAGTTAATATTATTAATACAACAAAAGATATAAAAGATTTAAGATTAAAAAAAGGGTATAGGACTAAAATAGTTGAAGCAAAAACCTATACCTGCGAAGCATATAGTACGGAGCTGAAAGCCGATCAGTATTATGGCTATTGTCCTGTCGGGCAACTTTCAGAGCCACCTGTTTTAGCGGATAAACAATAGTCCCGCAATTTTAGACAATGCTTTTTGGGCCTTAATAGGCAACCCTGTTAAAGCATATATAACGAAACTTAAATTTAACTAGGAGGTCACAATGTCTACAGAGGTAAACAAGGCATTTGTACAAAAGTTTCGGGACAACTTCATGCACTTGTCCCAACAAAAAGGTAGTAAGCTGCGTGAGACAGTACGAGTTCATACTGACATTAAAGCAAAGTATGACCATTTTGATAGAATTGGAGCAACGTCTGCACAATTAATGACTAGCCGTCATGCAGATACTCCACTCATTGACACTCCACATTCTCGTAGGCGAGTAGTTCTGTCAGACTATAACTGGGCTGACTTGGTTGACTCTGCTGATGAGATAAAAATGTTATCCTCACCTCAAAGTGAGTACATGAAAGCTGGAGTTTGGGCTATGGGTAGAACTATGGATGATATTGTTATTACTGCTTATGATGGTAGTGCAACTTCCGTTTCTGCTACTGACACAACTTCAAGTGTTTCTTTTGATTCTAACAATAGTATTGCTCATGCTTCTGCTGACATGAATGTAGCTAAAATTGTTGAGGCTGCTAAAATCTTAGCTGACAACGATGTTGATCCTGACGAAGAGCGTTATGCTGTAGTTGGGCCAGCTCAATTAGAAGCAATGCTTAATTTAGAAAAAATCTCTAGTGGAGATTACAATACTGTAAAAGCTTTAGTTAAAGGTGAGATTGATACTTGGATGGGATTTAAGTGGATTGTATCTACTAGACTTCCTGTTGCTGCAAATATCAGGTCTTGTTTTTTCTACTGTAAATCAGCTATTGGTCTTTCTATAGGTATGGATGTTAAGACTTCTATTGATAAGCGTCCTGACAAAAACAACTCAATGCAGCCTTATGCTCAAATGAGCCTTGGTGCAACGCGTGTTGAGGAAGCTAAAATTGTTCGTGTCTATGCAGACGAATCTGCATAATAACTGCTTATTAAACTAATGGAGGTTTAAAAATGTCTACTTCTTACGGAGTAAATACAACCATCATTAATAATGATGATGGGACTAAAGCAGAAGTTGGTTCTGTAGGTGGAACTGTCCGATGCTTTATGGATACGATTGCTGCTGGTACTGGTGATATTGGTGCTGCGGATATTATTCACATGGCTGATTTGCCATCTAACGCTAAGATCTTAAGCATTAAATTGTTTAATGATGACTTAGATTCTGCTACTACCATAACGGCTGATGTCGGTTTGTATAATGGTGGTACTAAATTTACCACTTCTGCTGGCACAGCTTATGCTGCTGGGGCGGTTATAGATGATGATTGTTATGCTACAGCTATAACTGACTTTAGAGGTGCTGTAGTTACTGGTACTGAAGTTGCTTTTGAAGCAAGAAATATTAGTGCTATCAATAATTTCTTGTGGGAAGACGCTGGTTTACCAGAAGATCCTAAGAGGCCACTTCGTTTATGTTTGACTACTGATGCTGCTGGCGATCAAGCTGGCGATATTAGTATTATTGTTCAATACATGGTTAGTTAATGGTAAGGGGAGCTTCGGCTCCCTTTATTTTTAGGAGTAGAGATGGCAACACAATCTAAGATACAACTATACAATGAAGCTTTGCTTTTAATAGGTGCTAACGAAGTATCTTCTACTACTGAAACTACGCCTAATGCTACATTATGTAATAGATTTTTTGAGTCAGCTAGAGATTTTGTTACGGTTGATACAAGATGGAATTCGGCCCAAACTGAAGCTACTTTAACTGCTGATTCTATTAAACCTATAATTAATGACTTGTGGTCTGACAGATCATTACTGCCTACAGATCCATATTGTTTACGAGTGCTAGATGCTTATGTTACAGGTATTCCAATTAATTACGAAGTTGTTGGTAGGTATATTTATAGTAATGACTTACCTTGTGATATTAGGTACATCACTAGGATACCGGATCTTTCTGCGATCAGCCCCGGACTATTCCAGTCGATATCTATATACTTGGCCTATAAAATAGCTTTTCCTATTACAAGAGATATGACTGTAGTAAAAGATTTACTAGCTTTATATAAAGATCATTTGGTTAATGCTAGAGTTCTGGATGCTCAAGAAGGAACTCCAATTACTATACAGGCTAATGAGTTAACAGATCCGAGGATTCGTTAATGGCAAAAGTATGGCACTCACAGAATAACTTTACCGCAGGGCAATTATCTCCTCGTCTTCGAGGTAGAGTTGATATACAAAAATATCAGAACGGGGCAAAAACCCTAACGAATGTAAAGGTTTTACCTCATGGTGGGATTACTAAGCGTGGTGGTTTTCATTATGTTGCTGAAGGCAAGGTGTTTCAAACCGGAGGTGAGCTTATTACTAATGGTGCTTTCGGTTCTAACATTACTGGTTGGACTGATAAATCTGTAGGATCAGGTAGCATAGCTCATGCAACAAGCTTAATGAATATAGTGTCCACTGATGGTAGTAATTACGGTTGGGCAGAACAAAGCATTACTACGGTAGTTGGTCAACAATATCAGCTTACTGTAACGGTTGGAACTGGTAGCGTCAAAATGCGGGTCGGAACAGCTACTGGTGGAACTAATGTAATGGCTGATAAGACCTTAACCACTGGTGCAAGGACGGTTAATTTTACAGCCAGTTCCACTTCCAGCTTTATAGGTTTTTATCATACTACTGGGGCTACTCATACTATAGACACTGTTGTTTGTAAGCTTACGGAAACAAAAGCAATATTCTTAAAACGTTTTGAATTTTCAACAACCCAAGCATATGTGTTGGAATTTGGTCATTTATATTTCAGAATATATAAAGATGAAGGCCAAGTAGTAGATTCTGTTAATACTGAACCTATAGAGGTAACTACCCCTTATACATCTACAGATATATTTGATTTAAAATTTTCACAAGATGCTGATACTTTATATATAGCCCATCCATCATATGCTCCTAGAAAAATTACACGAAGCTCACATACTTCTTGGTCTATTGCTCTTGTTAGTTTTACTGGTAGCAACTTTCCTTCCGATTATTGCGCTGGCTCTGCTGGTACTGGCTCCGATGGAAATAATAAAAACCCTGCTGCGGTAACTTTCTTTCAGGAAAGATTATGGTGGGGTGGTTCCAATACTGATCCTCAAAAGATATGGGCTTCTCAAACTGGTGATTTTGAAAACATGGATCAGGGTACTGCTCTGGACAATGAAGGTCTTGAGTATGTATTTGCAGCAAACGATGTAAACGTAATCAAATGGCTTAAGTCTTCAGACTCAATGCTTATTGGTACAGTTGGATCTGAGTTTAGACTTCATGCAAACGGTGCTGCTGTTACACCTGCTAATGTAATTATCTCTAGGGAAACGAATCATGGTAGTAACAATGTCGATCCTGTTATTGTTGGTCGTGCTGTGTTGTTCGCACAAAGGACAGGGAGAAAAGTAAGGCAACTTATATTTGATTTAAACGTTGATGGTTTTGTGGCTCCAGACTTAACTATAGTTGCTGAAGATATAACTAGTAGTGGTGAAACCACGTCGGATGGAATTATAGACATGGATTACCAACAAGAG